TAACTCGTCTTTCAGTAAATGCACCATCATAACTATCTTCATAACTCACATCACTTAATACAATAGGTACGTCTCTTACTATTTCTAAACTAGGTACAACATTAAGTGATACTGTATAATCTGGTTGAAACATAGGTAGTATTTGTTCAACTATTTGTAATGCGTCTTCACTATTTTTTGCCATTGCAAATAAAGAAAAACCTACATTATATGGTACAGGCATGTATGCGTGTTGTAATGATTTACTATCTGCACCTTTTACTTTTCTAAATTTTTGTATTCTATTTAATTTTCTTCCAGGGTCATACTGCAACGTAGTCATTTCAAAACCTAATCTAGGCAAAGTAATTGCCGTAGTTTTAGGATCAGTAGCAGAACGAGCAGTATCGTTGTCTATTCTTTGTAAAAATTTTTGTTTTGGTCCGTAGGCCAAAGGCACTTTCATTTTTTGTATTGTTTTACCTGTTGAATTTTTACGATAAACATATAAATCATTGAATAAAGTACCAAACGCAACAACGGTCTTTCGTATCAATTCATGGTATTGAGCATCCTTAAACATTTATTATCTCCTTAATTTTTTCTCACATCACCAAACGGATTGTTTTCTGAGAAATCAAATATATCATTATTTGAATCAAAGTCATCTAATCCAGCTGCTGTGTCAAATGCTTTATTATCTGAGCCACCTGTATCTGTTGCCAAATTATCTGTGACTGCATCCTCTAGTATTATATATTCTAGGTAGTTAGGGTCGTCTTCGTATAGTATATTATCTCCGTCTGTTTCATCAACCAAATATTCACCTGCTTCAGTCAATACTGCTTGAACATCACCAAATAAATTTTCTGATAGTAATGAACCAGATGATGTTGTACCACTTTCTAATGATATTTGATTTTCTAATAAATCAAGTGTGACAGTATCTAATCTATCATCAATATCACTTACACCAGTCTCAACACTTTCTGAACTGTATTCCCATAGAGAACATTTAAGTTTGAAGATAGGTAAATCAGAAATCTGATACATTGGATCTTCATCTTCAACAAAATCAATCTGCCAAAACTTTTTAAATAATGGCATCCAAACAATATCACCCTCTCTAGGTCTATTAATTGAAAGTGTATTATCAGGTTGATCGACTAGTATTTCAAACTGTCTTCTTGAAACAACGAAAGTTAATTCGTCTCTAACTTCTATACCAAATTTACCTACTAAATCACCTTGACCTGCAAATCCATTTACATCTTCAACATACATCTCAATAGAGTATGCGTCTGTAAATTTATCAGTCGTGTTGCCTAAAACATCATCTCTAGATAATTCTTCTCTAGGCATATAGTACACATCATGCCCGAAGACTTTTAATTGTTCTATGATTAAATCTTCGTAAAGTCTTTTTTCTGCATGTGTGCCATGTGAAAAGTAAGTGCTTCGCATAGCATTATCCTACCATGTAATTTGGTGGCAACTCATAAGAGAGTTGTATTTGTTCTTCTAACTTTGTTATTTCTTCAATCGCTTGTGAGTATATTTGTTCACCATTCATTTGAACACCACCCAACATTGCAACACCTTGAAACTTTGATAAGTTTTGTCCCCATTGTCTCTTGACTAGTTGTATTAAATATTTTTTTAAAAAGATATCATCAAAAATATCTGTGAATGTGGAACCATCTAATTTACGATAACACTCTATAATTAAATGGTCACCTGCGTCAATATCGTTTTGCCAGTCCATATCAATATACAATCTATTCTTGTGCATTTGATATCTTATAGGTCTTTCGCCTACAAGAATATGATCTAGTAAATCTAAGTGTCTTAGTGTCATATCATAATGTATAATACTTGTAGATGAAAAATCATACAAGTCATTCAATCGTAATTGATATCTTACATCAAATAGATTTAATGCAGCTTTGTCTGTGAATGGAAAAACTTGAATAACAGACATAACATTTGAAGGCATAGGTATGTAATTCTTACCTTCTTTAAAACTTGCTGTAACGGTGCTATCTGCTGTGTCTGTGACAGTTGTTAACGTTTCGTCACTTCTTGCTCTAGTAATATCATCTGCTGTTATTTGATATTTGAGATACATTCTTTCAACACCATCATAATGATACTGTGCGAAATATTGTAATGCTTCGTCTATACGATCCTCTACTTGGTCGTCTTCTACATTTATCTCTATCACAGGTTTACCTAATGCTCTTAGGGCATACTGTTTAAGTGTTTCTCTACTTGTAATCGGGTTATTTTGTGCCATGTTATAGTCCTTATTTGACTATTTATATTATCCTAATGCTATCGCTTGTGCAATTGCAAAAGAAGATGACGCTTTTGCGTCTAATTGTGTTTGAATATTACTTGAAACGTTGTTTAGATGACCAAATTCTGTATTACTAATTGTGCCATCATGTATTAGATTTGCGTCTAATCTTGCACTAGCGTCAATAGTTGCTTGTTTAGCGTCTAACTGTGTTTGTATTGCACTCGAAACACCATCCAAATATCCTATTTCTGTTGATGTCACAGCACTTACAGATACGTCACCACTACCATCAGATACTAATGCTCTTGAAGCAGTAAGGTCTTCCATTTTACTAAATGCGATAGCGGCTGCTGCTTTAATATCAGCGTTTGCAATATTAGTGATTGTGTTGTTGTCACTATCAATAGATTTGTTTGTTAGTGTATCAGAGGTATCTGCTAGAACTACGGTACCAGTTGCGTTTGGTAAAGTAATTGTTCTATCTGCTGTTGGATCAACTGTTGTAAGTGTTGTTTCAAAACTGTCTGCTGTTGCACCTTCAAAAGTAAACGAAGCAGCGTTAACTGCCATACCTGTAATAGTAGGATTGTTTATGATAGGACTTGTTAATGTTTTATTTGTAAGTGTTTCTGATCCTGTAAGAGAAACAAAACTATCACTTTGTAATGCACTATTAAATTCTGATAATGAACCTGTTAATGTGTTGTTTGCTAAATCAATAGATTTGTTTGTTAATGTATCTGTTGTTGCTTTACCAACAAGTGTGTCTGTTGCATTAGGTAATGTTAATGTTCTATCTGCTGTTGGATCTGTTACTGCTAAAGTTGTTTCAAAACTATCTGTTGTTGAGCCTTCAAATATAATAGAACTATCAGATAATGTTAAACCTGAAACAGTTGGACTTGTTAAAGTTTTGTTTGTTAGAGTTTGTGTTGCAATTTCTGAAACTAGCGTTGAATTACCACCTTTTGGTAATAACATTTCATTTGTAACACTCTGACTATGTGGTTGCGATTTTATAGTATGTCCATGAGAGTTTGATTCACAATTAAGGACAATTGCACCTGCATTAGTATTACCTCTAACTACAACCTTACCTGTACCATGTGGTGCTAAATCTAAATCTGCGTTTGATGATGTGACAATATCATTACCATTTGTATCTAAATCACCACCAAGACTTGGCGATGTATCATCAGAAACATTTGATAGTCCTGCACCCGCAGCGGCACTAACAGATATAAACGATAAGTTTCCTGAACCGTCTGTTGATAAAACTTGATTTGTGTCACCATCATTATTTGGTAAAACTAAACTTACATTACTTGAAATAGATGGTGCAACAAGTGAGACATAATGCGATCCATCACTAGGATCATATAGTCTTAAACCTGCACTTGATATTGTGCCTTTAGTAATTGTTAAATCACCTGTACTTGAACCTGTAAAAGAACCTGTACCAAAAGTAAATTCGTCAGCACTTTCATCAAATCCTATAAAGACATTATCTGAACTACCTCTTTCACCAACGATACCTACATCACCTGATGGTGTGCCAGTTGTGCCTGTTGCTAGTTCTATAAGTTTATCAGATATAACTGAATTAGTTGTTGACAGTGTAGTTGTTGTTCCACTAACAGTTAAGTTTCCTGATACGGTTAAGTTGTTTCCTATTGTGACATCACTAGGTAATCCTACAGTAATTGTACCAGAAGATTCTCCAACTTCTACTTCGTTTGTTGTACCTGAAAATGTTATTGTGCCACCTAATGCTGTAGCAGTAGATGTAGAACCATCTGTGACTGTAATTGATGAATTGCTTAATTTTGAATTACCTATACTACCTGCAAGTTTTGAAGCTGCAATAGAACCTGCTAACATTGCATTTGTGACTGAACCTGTATCACCTGTCGTGACAATTGTACCAGAAACGTTAGGTACGGTAATTGTTCTATCT